ACTTGGTCAAAGTTCCCGATGTTAAGCTGATACCTTGATGGCGTTATTGTTTTTACTTTTTTTTCTTCAAGCAGCTTGCAAAGCGCCACTCCAACCATCCCCCGCGCTCCGGTAATCAGTATCTTCATAAATCTCCCTTATTATGTCTTTTTGAACTCTTAATGATTGTTTTTTATAATCAAACTGCATCGCCCATGTCATCGCTTCTAATGAATGTTTTTTCCATGAGCCAGTATTAATTGTTTCAACAATCGTGTTGGCAAACTCTCCGATGCTCCTTGGCAAAATACAACCAACCATTCCCAAGGAATAACAAAAATACTGATTAACGGAAGTATTAAATGCTATCATTGGGCATCCGCAACTCATGGCTTCAACCGGCGCCATTGAAAAATGTTCCCACTTTTCCGGCGTTGGATAAAGAACCATTTTGCTTTTCTTAAATATACGATACCTTTCATCCCCCATATACCCAAAATAATGAACGCTTTTGTTCCATAACCTATCTTTCATATACCTTATTCCCAAATCGCCATCACCAATAACGGCCAATTTAGCGTCCGGCTTTTTCATTAATACCTTATTCCAAATTTCTATTAACTCATCTATTCCTTTCGATGGGTGTATCCTTCCACAAAAAACTGCATCATAAAGTTTTAAATCATCCGTTATTCCAGAAAGTTTTGTTTCTATCCCTCCGTTAATCCACGTCTTTTTCTTGTCTGGAAATATACAATACATTGTAGGGTTAGTAACAATGACCATATCAGCTAACCATTCAATCAATTTTCTGACCACCTTTTGTGTGTAGTAGTGGATTGCGTTTTGCCTGAAGGCTGTGAGGTAGAATCCCGCAACCCACTTAATCCCTTTAAGTCTGAGTATAACGCCACCCAAAGCGTCAGGAAGGAAATCACTAGCTGAATACACCAGGTCATAACTCCTAAAATTGAACAAACTAGCAAAAATGGTAATACAAATACGGTGTGCATAACACAATGCAAAAGGCTTATAATCGCACCATTTAGACTCCCAAACGTCAAAATCAACGTCTTTCCAGTATCGGATAAATGACTCATAAATTTTATCTCCCCCGCTTGCTCCGCCATTAAATCTTGCGTTAGCTATTATCAGGACTTTTAGCTTTTTGTTTGCTGGTGATTCCATGTTTTCTATTAATTCCGCCAGGTATAATTATATCCGCACCGCTTCTTTTCTTTGCGTTTTCATCCGAATCCATTATTATAAAATCATCTCCATAAAACTTCTTTAGCCGCATTACACTATGAGAAAAATCAAATGTGTCTTGAATCATTACACCGCTAACGTATTTAACGCACCTAACAACTTCCGCCCTTTCATATTGATTCATTATTGGCAATCTTTTCTTTCTTCCTTTTACTTCTTCGTCGGACATGATGCCAACAATTAACTTGCCATGCTTTGGGTCTAAAAACTTTCTGCACTCTCTTAAAAACTCAATATGCCCTATGTGCAAGAAGTCAGCGGTAACAGCACAATATCCATATTCGGGAAATTTCATTTAATTATTCCAAGCCCCCTTAATGCAAGGCCAACCGCAAACCCATGGGGAACCCCATATTTTAAGGTTAAAGGATAACTCATGGGATGCGTTAAGTTCGATGGGTACTTCTCTAACCATTGTCCAACCTGTCTTCCAATCTCAATCAAATCATTGTCAGAACAAATATTCATAACGTCAACCAATTGCCCTAAACAATCTAAAGTGGTCTGCGCCCTAACCCTTTTAGATAATTTCACTTTAAACGGCGGTGATGAAGAAATCGGGGTTGCGGTTTTAATGTTGATTTTTTCTTTTCCCCATTTAACGGCGTGGCTTGTTTCGCTTGCCCCGCTTGCTGTTGTCGGGATTGCAATAAGAATTTTTTTATGTTTTCTTGCGTAGATTTTCGCCCCATCAATAACGCTCCCCCCACCTATGGCAATAATTATTCTTTTTAAATTTTTCCTATTTGATTTGCTTACAAAGTATCGCATTTTTAAATCTTTCTGATATTCTGCACGGTCTTAATGGTATCCTTGGAGCATCGCCCTTACCTGGCAAAACTTGTATTGTATATGTTTCTGGTGCCAAATCATCAAACACAACCATATCGCTTGCGGTTTTTTGTCCGCCAGTTGTTGCATGGACATTATTATCCAGGATATAATGCCTTAAATTTTTCATGTCTTTATTAAAATAACACCATTTATGCAGCGCAAATGTACCCATGCTCATTAATGCAGAACCATCGCCATTTATAACAATAACCTTTAAATCTTTTCTTCTAAGCGCTATCCCAATTCCAATGGCTAGCGCCATGCCCATTGAACCCATCATATAAAAGTTTAAATCCCTATCTTTATATTTATAAACTTCCCTTGAAATCATTCCCGTGGATGATACTACAACTTCATCCTTGACATTTTTCATTATTGTCGCAATGGCTTCGTACCGCGTTAAAGACATCTTGTAACCTCTTGTGATAGTTAATAAAAAAAGTTCCCATATACATATGGTGTTCCGGATCTGTCCTATTTGAAACAACCAAATCCATGCTTCCTTCTTCACTAAACTCGGCGTATGGCATCCATAGTGAAGTTATGCAATCAAGCGAATTTCCCCAACCTGAATTTTGCATAAACACCCTTGGCTGTGCGCCACAAAGCCAGTACCCAAACGCCACCGCCAAAGCTTCATCTTCACGAGTACAAGGTATTTCGCTTTCATGTACTATGCCCTCAGATGGAACCCCCAAAACAACATCCCACTCACTCATCTGGTAAAAGCCCTTTCATCTCATCCAGCGTCGCCGCCATTTTACCGTCTATACTAACTGAACAATCTTCGCCCTTTAAAATTTTTAACATTTCCCGAATTGATTTAATCTTTGTGCGCTCCGTTTGGTTTGCCCAAATAACCATACAATACCCAAGCCTAAATAAATCTTCATTCTTTATATTTGGAAATTTTGTCGGAACTATAGCAAAATTCATTTTTTCACTTAATGAAACCTCATCAGTAAAATCAAATAATAAGTTCTCAAGCCTTGTATGTGGAAGAAGATAATCTGCACCAGCGGCGTGATATTCCAAAAGCCTTGTTAAGGCTTCTCCTGCCCCCAAACCACGTATTAATGATTCGGTTCTTGCCATAATTTTTATCTTGTTTCTTTTAACTGAAATCTTCTTTGAAAAATCTTTTGAAGACATAAGTGGACTATCGCCACCCCAAAGAGAATTAGTTTTATGCCCCTCTAAATCATCTTGTACGCAAACACCATAAGCTCCAATCCTCTCAAATTCCCTAACTGTTCTTTGAAAATTCCCATAACCGGTATCTACGTCAACCCATACAGGAATTTTTACAGATTCAATAATTGGCTTACATATCCTTAACATTTCATCCATTGTAATTGAACCATTGTCGGGAAGGTTAAGCCTTGCGCAAGCCTCAAATCCGCTAATCCAAATTCCATCAAATCCGGCTTCTTGAATTAACTTGGCAGTCCACGCATCGCCCGCACTAACTAAAACCTGATTCATTTATAAGCCTCTACCTTCCCAAGGTCAGGATATCCCTGGGTTCTCCAATCAATGTCTTTAAGGTCTTTGTTTTTAATCAAATCAAACAACATTAATCCTCTCGCCGCTTGCTCTGGGGTTAAATACATATTCCATCCGACCATTTCAATATTGTCTTTGTTTAACGGCTTTTCAGACCTTCCGTCAAACCTTGCCTTCTTTAGCCATTCGTACGCCAACTTATCATCGGTAAGTATCATGCCGCCACGACCTATCGGAAGGTGTTTCTTGGCATGAAAAGAAAGGCAATATAAGGTTCCATTTTTATACATCCCACGCTTAAACCTTAATGCGCTATCTATTACTCTTGTTCCGCGTATTCTGTATGCTCCACTCCAGTTATCAATCCCATACCTAATACACAAACTAACCCCAGAATTTATTACAGAACACGCAACGCCTGGATATGTAAACCTTGGAATTGATGCCATAAAAGGCTTATCATATAAAAGGCTTAAAAATATTGCAGAACAACAACTCTCTACCGCAACACCATATTTTGAGCCGGCGTATTTTGCTATCGTTCTTTCAAATAAATCAACGATAGAATATGCAGAATTTAATTCTTTTTTACATTTACTTTGTCGTATTTTTAATGACATGACCTACATAACCTCCACCAATTTCTTTCCGCAATTAAGGCAATTTTTATTTTTGTATTCTGAGGCAATAGAAATCTTCTTTTTCATCATCTAATGCGCTTAATGCTTTTATCACAAATAATTTGTCCCAACCGCTTAAATAAACAGAATAAACCAAAAACATAACAACCCATTTAATGTTCCCGATTATAGTTATTACCTTAAAAAATGTCGGCATAACTCCTAAAATATACCCAAAAACAATCCAATATCTATATGTATAAATAGCCAGGGTTAAATGGTTAGATGTTGGGTCAATAATGTCCCTTAAAAACTTATTAACAATATGGCATTTTCTATCCATTATCATTCTAAAAAGACTGTTTCCTTTGTCGCTATCAAACCCAAACTTCTCATTATAATTAAAGCTCACCCAATTATTCGCCGAGTTGCCAATATAAAACATAATTATCCATATTAAAGAAAGCCCGTTCTTGTGGCATCCAATTGCAATGGCTCCCATTACAATGCTTTGAATAATCACATCAAACCCGGAATCCCACCATGCGGCAACGGGATTCCTAGCATTATTGCTTCGTGCCACATCACCATCAAGATAATCAAGAAAACCGTTAATAAAACAAATCCCAACCCCAAGAAGTCCAAAGACATATTCCCCCCGGCTGAAAAAATAACATCCAAATAAAATTGTTATAAAATGGTTTATAAGGCTTATTTTTAAAGAAGTTAACCCTGCGCTCGTGCAAATAAATATAAATGGACTGCGGATTTTAGAATAAACCAATGCGGATATTTCTTTCATCTTCTTGTTGTTGATGGGTGATATCCCCACCGTTTTCTTCTTTCTCCATAAAAAGCACGCAAAGACTCTTGATGATAAGCATTAAATATCCTAATGTCTTCCGGCGCGCATTGGTTTGTACCAATGTTTTTTACAATATGCTTTGTTATTTTTTTATGTTGCTTTGTAAGCCCAGGACAATAACTCATTCTGTTCTTTCTATTGCCATGCAGAACTGTCCCTTTTTTTCAATGCAATTTGAAATCTTACAGTTGTTCGGCAATATATTTTCAAATTCTTTTCTTGTGAATCCATCCCAAGGATGCCCTTGTGCAAAATCTTTGGTTGGGATGGTTATTAAAAGCCTTCCGCCAACAGAAAGGCAATTAATCATTTGGTAAAGAGCATCATTTTTGCCTTCTTCAATATGCTCTAAAACTGATATGCAGGTTACAAAATCAAAGTTGGAAAGCATTTTATTTTTTGTTCTTATATCCCACAATAAAAATGACCCAGGATATTCAAAGCCTGGCTTCTCTAGGTCAACTCCATAAAGTTTATACCCTCGGGAAATAACTTCGTGGCAAAAAAGATTGCGGGAACACCCAACATCAAGAACCTTGCTAGCTTGCCATTTATCAAGTTTCGGCAAATAATCTAAAACAAAATCCCATTCAACATCCCGAATGTGCCACCCGGTAATTTTATAAGACAAATAAAGACACCAAAATCTGAATCTTCCAAGGTATGGAAAAGACTTAAACGGCTTAACTATGTACTTTGCTATTAGACTTCGCATTTGCTGGATGTTTCATTAACCCTAGTTTTTTAAGAATCGCCCTGTATGTAAAGAAAAATTCATTCTGAATCATTGCGTTGGCTATGTATCCTCGACCAGCCTTAAGATGAACAAAAAGTTTTATAATCGCCAACGGCATAAACTCCCAAAATCCGCCACCCAGGGGAAGCGCCACAATAGACTTTGCCCATTTATCATAAAAATGATGCCCCTTGTTATTCTGCTGATAAACTACATGAAGTCCGCGGTTAATCTTATATATATCATCTTTAACTAAATACCCAACCTTTAAAGCGTGTTCGTTAATCTTCGCCTTCGGAAAATAAAGACACTCATAAACATTTATAACATCCGCATTAATTTGCTGATAAAGATTATAGCTAAGTTCGTGCGTCATGTCGGATTCGTAGGGAAGCCCTGAGATATGGTCTACCATCAATTTTATTCCGTATTTCTTTACCCATCCGGCAACCTTGATAATCTGTTCATTTGTTTCAGGCCTATCTAAAATTTCTTTTCTATGCTGAGGACATCCAGACTGAATCCCAAACCACATCGTTTGACATTTTGACAATGCCATTTCTTTTACCATTTCTTCGTCAATGCAATTAACGTGACCGAAACAGGCGAATGGCACGTTAACGTACTTACGATATTCTGGTAAAAACTGCATCAACCACTTCTTGTCTAGCGTTAGAATGTCGTCAACAAATAAGACATTTCTTAATCCATACTTTTCCTTCATCATCTTTAACTCTGCGATACAGCTTTCTACCGTTCGCTTCATCTTAACGTACTGACCGACTTCCCTTAGCTGTTGGTTTCCACAGAATGTACAGTTTGAAACCAAAACATTATTTGCAAAAAACCATCCGTTTTTAGGAAGGGTCATACAATAAACATCATCTGTTTCATTAAGCCATTGTATAGATTTAACCCTGTGGTTTTCGTATGCCCCTGTTGCCCATCCCTTTTTTAATGTAGTTTTTCTTTTTTTCTTTGATTCTTCATTAAACATTGGATTATTAATTTTCATTCTCTCAGAAATTTCAGGATGATTTCTTAAATGTTCTTTCATGCAAGAAAACAATTCTAAATTATCCAAATCATTATTAAATCTATTCCCATCTTTATGATGAACAACCTCCCCAGAAACAATCCTTCTTCCGATTTTATATTCCATTAATATTCTATGAACCTTATCTCTTTTCCTTCTGGCCCAACATACATCAAAATATCCTTTTTCTTCTCCGCCTGAAACTTCAAACCTGATAGCCTTTATTCTTTGTCCTTCAACTAATTCTTTTGCCATGATTGGCTTTTCTTCATAATATGATTCGCCATTGTATTGATTCCCTATTTTAAAAGTCCAAAATCTATGCTCCGGCGAACAATCAATATGCGTGCCATCTGTAAAATTAACCCGTATTAATTCACTTTTCCCATATTTATCTATTGAAACAGCATCAGAAACCTCAACTCTATCAGTATTGAAATTATAAGTATAAACTGGAATACTCTTGAATCCCCTCTCATAAATGTCTTTTATTGGAATATAGCCATAAATAGTATTTACTTTCGTATCGCCCCTGAGTGGATTATATGGGCATCCGTAAGAGGTCATAAATAATTGTGTATGCCGATGCTCTGGTGGTAACTCACGGAAAAAGTCATCGCGCTCAGGCCACAAATTATCAGGTTCAAACTTACCCCCAAAATGTCTTACGCCATCACCCTGAACAACCTCATCAATAAACCAATTTTCGGCAACAACTTCTGGGACAAGGGTCGGCATGGTTCCACCAAAAACAATATGAACAGGATTTCCAGATTCATCTTTTACTTCTTTCTTTACTCTTTCAGCAAACTGTACGCCCGCTTGGTAGGTAGCTGACAAGACGGTGAAACAAGCTATGTCTGGCTTCCACTCTTTCATTTCTTTTATAAGCCAGTCTTGAATATTGCAAAACCTCTCCACAAACTTGTTTTGTTGATACCCTCTGTTTCCCTGTTTCGGGTCAAAGAATAACTGTACGTCATGCCCCTGCTTCTTAAGCCAACTCATAACGTACCCTGCGCCAGGGTTGATATCCTCGAACGCCACAAAAGCAAACTTCATCTTGCGGTCGTACTTCTTACCCTCAAAACATTTTCCTTCGTTCCATTTCCCCGTCCTGAGAGTCGGTTGCGAAAAAATCTTTTCAGTTTGAGTTTGCATGATGATGCCTCATGTGTTCTGATTGATTATTAAATAACATTAAGTTACCTATTGAATTATCTGTCTTTACCTCATTTTTATGATGAACAACCTCCCACCTTTTTAAATATCTTCCTAAATGTTGCTCCATAACCAAGCGATGCTCAAAAATATAACCTTTAATGTTTCTATTGGGATGATTAGGTGAAAATATCATCACATAACCATCGTTATCTACATACTTCCCCCCTTTCCAAGCAGGATGTTTCTTACCAAACCGTATCTTCTCTGGACTTACTTTAAATTTCTTACCAACCTGATAAACTTTAAGACATTGTTTAGAGCATACAAAACCTCTTTTATTTTTTATCTGGTAAGGAAAAATTTTAAATTCCTTAGTGCATACGGGACAATTTTTAATAATCATAATATACTCCAATAAACACATCTGCGTTTGATCTATTAAAATTTTGTAAAGCATATTGATAACAACGGTCTTGATGTTCTTTTAAATTCTGCGAAACTTCTTCGATAGCTTCTTTAAAATCTTTTACTCTTGGTTCAGCTATATATCCAAAGTCTGTGCACATTTCCCTAAGACTACCCCTATTGCTAACAACTACTGAACACCCACACGAAGAAGCCTCCGCTACAACTCTACAATAACCTTCAGGATATAAAGAGCTGACACAGACCACATGACTGCGCTGATAATAAGCCGGAAGGTCTTTGTACGAAACGTCTTCAAGATAAGTGAACTCATATTTGTCTTTATTGTTTAACAACCTCTCTGCGCCTTCAATGATATGCCTTCCTTTTTCTGGAATCGGTCTGCCTACAAACAAAACCCTTATCTTATCATTCATACGCGGCATAGGTTTAAAAATTGTTTGGTCAACCCAATGATTAAATATTCTGACCTTTCTCTCATCTACCATCCATCGGATGTTGTCAGACCCATTTGCGCCTTCCACAAATAGTAGGTCACAATTCTTAAATATGTATCTAGCAACTGAACTGATAACGCCTCGTTTAAAATCATAGAGAGCCAGAAGGGTCAGAAAGACCTTTACCTTGAACACCTTTTTTAGTAGAACGGCGACTAGACCGCTTATTAAGCCTTGTGCGTGGATGATGTCGTATTTTCTTTTTGAAAGTAACACGAAAGACCAAAAAAACATTTGTGGCATTACCGTAATAAAATTTTTTAGGCTTATGCCTTTCCATGCCCCCTGATTTAATAACCATCTCATTCGGTGTATTTTTAGACTTCCTTTTGGATAATAAAATTCTTCGTATGCCTTTGCTCGTCCTTGAAAAGGCTGAAAGGTTAAAACCGTGACATTGAACCATTTTTTTGCCTCGTTGCATAATCCCTCTGCGAAAGTTTCTGCCCCTCCGATGTTGGGTGGATAGAAAGGAGTAAGAATTAATATTTTCTTACTCATTTATATTTCATGCTTTGGTGAATCATAATCACACCCCTGGCAAACAAAAGACACGCCACAAGAAAAGATAAATCCGGTCTTTGTATTAATCTTTTCCACTTTCCATTCTGCGTAAATATTTCCCAACAACGATATTTAAAAGTTAATAATCTGTCTTCTGGGTTCTTTGATTTATATTGATTAAGGCTCTGGGCATAGTAGGCTTTTTTCTTAAGATATTTAAAAAGCCCAACCTTATCGTGATGATAAAATGGATAATCTGTTGTCCCAAAAACAGCGTTTGGTATTGCTTTTATAATCTGACGTTCCCAATCGCTATCCTCAACCCCATGCAAAGATTCATCAAACAATGGACAATTCTTTGTCCTAATAAATCTTACCACGTCCACCAATGTCCCGTTGTAGAACTGACGCTCCCAGTCACGCAAATACCCAAAAAAACCATCCGTTACTATACGCTCTGGTATATATAATGCCGTGTACCAATCTATTTTGTTTACGCAATCCTCTAAAAGTTTTGGGTGAAGGCGCATATCTGAATCAATCCAAATAAGATATTCTCCTTGCGCGCGCTTAATCCCTATATTCCTTTGCTGTGAACGCTCAAGCCCTTCATCAACAACAATTATTTCAACATTTTTATATGTGCTTCTTTTTATAGCCTCTACGCAACCCTTAACGTGCGGGTCGTTTCTAACTATTGGGATAACACATGAAACCATTCCATTAACCAACTGAAACCTCCTCATGCAATCCGGCAAACCTATTCACAACCTTTTTCCCTATCCGATAATATTGCTTCACATCATCGGCGGTTCTTATATGCCACAACTTGTTTAATAAGAATTTTGGATTAAGACCAATGTTATAATATTTTCTTTGAAGTTTTAACGCTTCTTTAAATGGATATTTCATCTGCGCAACCTGGTGGCACATATCCCATTTATCCCAATCTTTTGTTATAATAAGCCCTTCCTTATCAAGCTCTTTATATGCGGTCGTTCCTGGATACGGCATAAAGATTGTAGCTTGCATTGATGCCGCCCAGTCATTTAAAAGAATCCATTTAACCATTTTATAAGTGTTATATTCTTCCTTAAGCGTTTCCCATGGGTACCCCATCATAACCGTCAAATGATTCCATATCCCCGCCATGCGCGAAGCAATTAAATTCGGCGCAACTTCTTTAACCGAATATCCTTTATTAAGTTTATCAAGCGTTGTTTGATTTGCGGATTCAAACCCCCAAAGGATAAATCTGCACCCAGCCTTCGCCATAAGCTGAAAATCTTCCGGCTTTAATGCCTTAAACCTCATGTTGCATCCCCATCTAATAAACTTATTCATTGTTGTTGGCTTACCATCCGGGCCTTCACATTCTTCATTTATCATCTTGTCGCAAAATTCATGCAACCATTTTCCAACAGGAAAAGTTCCGCTATCATCAAAGAACTCTTTAAACCCAATATTAATAAGCCCCTGAACCTCATCTAAAAACTCATCTACCGGACGAATCATGTTTTCTGGGTGATAATCAACATAAGTGCAAAAAGTACAAGATGCCGTACTTCCATCTTGATGTTTTGGTCTATACCAACAATCTTGCGCGGCCATTGTATAAGTAGCTGGAACATATTTATAATTTCCGTTATTTTCAGAATAAAGCCACCACCGCGAAATATATCTGTCTATCGCCGGCAACTTTCCTTCCCATTCTTTTTGGCTTATGATTTTGAAGGCTTCCCTATACCATTTCCCGCCTTGAATAAAATAATCTGCCTTACAATTTGCCTTGCTTTCTTCGGGAAGCGCAGTTGTATGAAGTCCACATAAAATTATCTTGATGCCTGGAAGATTTGTTTTTATGGCATTAATTATTTCCCAATACCTTTTAACAACCATCGTGTTTTCTTCGAAAACAATATAGTCTGGCTTCATGTCGGACAATATTTTGGCAAACTCAGATTCCGATATTTTTTCGGCAACTGAATCAATCAACATAACTTCGTTTCCGGCATGAACTAACATGGTAAGAAAAAGGGAAGGAACTACGGGGAAAATATTATTTTCGTCTTTGAAATATTGTTGCTGGCGGTTTTGCTGAACCTGCGGTTGCCCTTTATCCGTGTTAAACGGAGGAACCGCAAAAAGAACTTTAGGCATAAAAACCTTGTTGATGTTTTTTCCAGATTGAAACTGTATCAACAAACGTGCTAATTATCGACGACAACCTGACGCTTCCTTTATTTTTTTGTGGCTTAACTTTTATCGGAGCATCTATTATTCGAAACCCATTATAACGCAAAGCAACTATTAATTCAAGGTCAAAAGCAAATTTTTTGCATTTTATTTTATTAATAGCCTTTTCCAGAGCGTACTTACGAAACACCTTTAATCCGGCTTGTGTATCTCTAAAATCAAACCCAAAAAGAAACCTAACAATAAGGTTATATGTTCGGCTTACGAAAGTCCTCAAAGTGGAATAATTCGTTATGCTATAGGGGTGTCGCTTGTTTCCAATAACAACATCTGCGCAATATGTATCCATCAACCTTAAAAATGAAGTTATGTCCCGATGTTCTATTTGTCCATCACCATCCAAAAAAACTATTAAGTCATCATCTTCTGGCTTAAAAATATTTCTTGCGCAAATATACCCACATAATAAAGCCCACCCCTTGCCTATTGAATGATTAATGGAAACAACGTTCGTTTTTAATTTATTAAGCTGGTATAAAGTGTTATCGGTTGATTCGTCGTTAACAAACAAAATCTTTGAATTAATAAGATTTTTATTAGCCCAAGACCTTAAATCTTTAACGGTGTTTAATATCGTTTCTTCTTCGTTTCTTACTGGAAGGATAATGATAATCATTTTTGATTAATAAGTTTCAAAATTTCTTCCGCCGCCATTTTTGAATTTTTAACATTGTTTCTAGTTGGAAAATATACATTGTATATAACTTGTTGGATATCTTGTCTTGATGGTATTTTGCGGTATCCATTAGCCAATGCCCATTGTTCACAAGCCTCAGCTTCAATATATTTCCATCCGTTATCTAGCTCTTTACCTTCCATCGGATTTCCTTATGAGGTCAGATATTAAATAACCCAATGTAAATGCAACAATTAAACTAACCCCATAGTCATTAATTGAAATGATAATTTGTTCACTCATTAAAACCTCCGGTCATTGGTTTTAAGTCGTCTCTTCTTCCTTACCTTCTTACATTTCCATTTAAAACATTTTGGCGGTCGTCCTCTGCGTGGAATTAACCATTCTTTTCCACACCGTTTACATTTCCATAAACCTATTGCTGACATCCAGAACCCCCGGTCATTGGTTTACCTTTAACCCACACTTTAAACTTCTCCAAACATTTATCACAGATATCCATTTCTTGTTCCATAAATCCATCCATATACCCAATCGTCTTAAATAACCGCCATCGTTTGCGAAGTTCCCAATCGCCATGCCCATCACATATATCACATCTACGTTCTAGGCTCATCCGTCCCTCCGTTCAGCTTATTGTGCCCATGCGTTAAGAACCATTTCATCAGCGATAATTTCCATGCCTTTGAAGCTGTAATCTTGATAATCATAGTCTAAAACTCTTTTAAGAAGTCTTTCCGCTTCTTCAAATGGTTCGTCATCTCCGACAATGCAATGGAAACATTTATCGGTATTAGTTAAGCTAACTTTAACAATCTTCATTTATCCATTCCGTTCAGCTTGATGATGTCGCTAATTGCAGTATTATAACCATCTATATAAGCGTCACATTCTCTTGCAGAATTTAGCCAGCTACAGATAGCTCCTGATGGTTTCTTCTCCGGCACCTTCACCTCGTATGGTTTAAGGGTGGAGTGGATGGCTTGAGCCAAATCAGTTGTATCATAATGACCACTTGTTTCTTCTTCTACTTTAAAAATAATATCTACAATATCTTCCACACTCGGAACCTTCACCGTACCTTGGGGGGAGCAGAAATACTCAATCTCTCTAATAGCGTGTTCGATAATTGAATCGTGTTGAGGCTCACCAATTTTATGTTTATTCAAGCGTGATTCATAGCAAAGTTGAGCAAGGATGGTTCTTAGCCGAACAATATCCAATCCCTTCTTCTCCGGCACAGAGAAGGTTTGGATTAATTGCGGAATAAAATATTTCTGTTCCCGTTCGTGAATATTCCAATAATTCTTTTTATTTCCATCGTTAATGAAATCTTTAAGGTCTTTTTCATTCATCATATTCACCTTGATTTTTATTTTGTTCAACTAAATCATACTCAATTAACTTAATAACACCTAAAACTTGTCCATACGTCATATCAAATTCTCTTGTGAATCTTTCTAATAATCGACCCAACTCATCATAAAGCATTTTTTCCTGTTCTAATTTATCCATTCAACTCCCCCCTTTGAGCCGCTTGGCAGATGGCTTTGGCTAATTTAGAAACATTCACCTTTACATCGTAATTAACTGGAATATCAAAACCTTGTCCAGAGGAGTTATCTATAATGATTGCTCTAAGCTGATTCTCATCCAACTCCTGCCTCTGGGGACGGGTAACTTCTCGTTTAATAGCTTCCCAAAAATCATATAATGCTTGGCGCATTGGACTAATACCACCTTCATCATCATTTTTAAGCCATTCTATATCTGAAAACAATGGGTCTAAATGTTTATATTGTTCATAAATATCATTAATCGGCTTAAGTTCCTTCTTCATTTCGCATCCTCCCTCAAAAGAATTTTAATCTCATCAACATTGACGTAAACATTCATATCTTTTTCTAGGTTATTAATAAGCGTTTCAATAAGGGCTTTAGTATCATCCCCATATTTCGGTCTAACTCGCATAGTTACTATTAGCTTCATTTCGACGGCTCCTTAACTGGCTCATAAGTTTCCTCAAATATATCGGGTTTACAGGGATAAAATTCTCCAGCAACACCTTTAATAATCCAATCAAATAATACGGCTTTCATTTTTCCTTCAAGAGTTTCAATCATAATATATGCATTTGTTATAGTTCTACTCGGTGGATGATATTGACCACAAAAAGTAAACTTATCAAATATTGCCTTTTTATTTTCATACATTTCCCAAAATAATTCAGGAGTTAATTGAATCGCTTCAATTACAACCGGTTTCTTTCGATATCTCATTCCCCCCTCACTTTCCCTCTTTTGACGTATTTAATATCAGATAAAACCTGGACAACTTTCTTTATTTTCTTTGGCTGGATAGAAGCGAGCATTTCGCAGAATTTATTTAGAACCTTAGCATTATCTTTTGGACAAAACTTTTTCATCGTTTATCCTTAGCTCTTTTGGCGTTTGGTCGTGGCTTTCGGCAAATCCGAAGTCCTAAAAACTCCCTTGCCTCTTGTCTTGTATTAAATTTTTTGACCCCTTTTTTGCCACATGAAAAATAAAACCTAACATTTCTTTCTTTGCTCCAAGCGGTCGGATAAAACCAGTCAATAAAATGGAATTTTCCATTTATTTTTTCAAGCGTCGAACATTTTATAATGTACGGTCTATACCACTTCTTCCCCATATCAGACTCCTTTAATGTAAAAATTAATTATTTCATATAAAAAAGCACCAAAAATTCCCCCAAGCAAAAAACCAATAATAAAATAATCAATTTTATCCCATGCTCTCATTCCATCTCCTTTAAAAGTGGGCAATCTTTAGCCACATCTCCGTCCTATAAACCATCTCAATATTTGCTTAAACAGTTATTTCGGATTAAATCGACCCCGACCTCGACCACGACCCCGACCCCGACCTCGACCCCGACCTCGACCACGACCCCGACCTCGACCCCGACCCCGACCACGACCACGACCCCGACCACGACCCCGACCTCGACCCCGACCCCGACCACGACCTCGACCACCAAAGCGTGTTAACATTCCCTATCGTCGCTATCATTTTTGAGTCTCCGGCAATGGGTGTTTCCACGGGAAAAAATCAACGACTGTGTTAATGTTTAAATACGCTCTACCAACAGGCTCGACTTCATTTAACGTACCTTTTTTAATAGCTTCCATGAATCTCCCAGAATCCGCTATCCAAGCGGCGTTTTCAAGTTCTAAGATTCCACCAATAACTTTCTTGACTCGACCTGTCATGTGATAGGTTACGGTACGAAAGAAATACTTTTCTCCGACCATATCCTCAAGCGTGGTTAAGTCTTTGAAACTGTCACATCCTAACTGCTGTTTAATCTTTTCATACGTTTCATCACTCACTTCGATTGTTCGTGCCATTCTGTTTTCCTTTCATTTTTAAAAGTGGGCTGGCTGGATATCAGAGCCAGCATGACGTTCTTGTTCAGCCCACAACGTTAACACACGGTAGCTGGGCAGTTGGTCTGCAACGGTGACCTAAACTTATCGGTCTGCTTATCATGACTTCTCATCCATGCGTTAGGCTTCCACGCCACCAGTTACCGATTATTTAGATTCTCTACCAAACGTATATCCAAGATTGAAAGAAAGCAATATTATACAAATATCTCTAAGAAGATGAATGTCCATATTCCCCTCTCTCCCTTCATTTAGAATCTGAGTTACAATTTCTCATTTTAATTGCTTCAGATTCCATTTTTGTGCATTGACCAATACCGAAACAAATAGCCAATATAATTAAAGCTGTTCCTAATCCATCCCAAAATTCCTTCATTTAGACCTCTCTTGGAGCATTAAATCAGAAATTCCATAAGCCTGAACTGTTAATCTACTTGCAGATACCTGTTCATCTGCCGGCACTCTCATAATTAATCCAACCAACGCCTGCCCTGCGAAATAATCTCGAAGGGTCATTCCGGAGACATATTTTCCCCAATATAAATCTTGAGGTGTTACATTTAATGGGAAAGCCTGCCCACCGTCTTTTGTTGGTTCGGTCATTTATTCTCCTTTTTAAAATTGGAATAGCATTTGCCACTTGCCTCCAAACTTTCGAGGTGATTCCCCCTATTCGCCATAAGGCTCGGCCCCACATTAGCAGGATAGGCAAACATTGACGCCATCAGCCCTTACGGGCACTATTCCAAATCCATCGGAATCGCGTGCGCGACTTTACCATTTTCAACAACAACACCGCATCCTATTATCGGCTTCCTTCTAAAATCCCGACCATATTTAAAAGCATAAGTGTGCCGGTCTATTCCGCACCCAACCGCTAACCCAAAGACCAAATTCTTTTCGCTAGCCGAATACGCAACTCCAAAATTTGAATGAATATGCCCCATCACAACACTTTGACCATGTTCAACCGATGCCCGGATATGCGCGTATTGTCCGCCAAATCCCATACCATGAAAAAACCTAACCCCATGCCTATAACAATCAAAAGAATAATCCCATCCTTTTGGAAATCCAAATAGCTCAGGCAACTCTCTAAAATAATGGGCTGATAATCCGTGCTTTATTGCCGCCCTCATCAATCTTTCATCGTGGTTTCCTATCATAACCTGAACCTTGGGAAACGCTTTATACCATGACAAAAGCCTTTTCCTTGATTTGTCCAACTCCTCTTTTGGGCTGAATCCATCCGGGTCTGCGTCCCAATGTGTACTTATTGAATGAAAATCCACCAAATCTCCTATGTGAACAACCGTATCAACTTTATATTTTATAAAAGTTTCGTAACAAAAATCTAAATACCCTTTTTTCTCAAACGGAATATGTGTATCACCAACGATGCCGATGTTCATTTAAGGGCTTTGCGTTTGTAATCCATCCCTTGATGGTTTCGTAATCCTGATTCTTGGTTATTTTATTCATCGCTATTTCCCTTATCTTCTGATAGCGTTCTTCGCCTATTACTATTCTACGAATAAAATCTTCTTTCGGGCCATGCTCATCGTAATCGTTATGACACCCAAAACACCCGCACCATCCACAAAGGTCATATTCACCATCTATCCATGCTCCCCAACGGGTCGCCCTATGCCTTCGCCCTATAATATGACAGGCATTCAACCATCCGCTTTCTAAACACGATTCGCATTTTCCAACCTCTTTTATTCGGCCCGCCCATAATATATCCAGCTTGTTGATTTCCGACTTCTTCATTTAATTGACGAAAATATATCTTTTAATAACTGCGTATTTACGGATTGGTCAGCTTTTTTTGCGTTCTGCCTTGAAAAATATGCCGAAGATTCCATATATAAAACCTTAAGGAAATACGGATAATCTTTTCTAATGTATCCACGCGTCTGTAAATATCGGTCGCATACTTTTTCAATAACTTCTTCCGGTATTTCCGGATTGAGCCTGCTATCCTTTTTGAATTTGTTTAAAAGCATATAAATATTTAATCCCAATGTATATACCTGTTTTATTTTATGGCAAACTTCTTCTTTGTATTTCGACATCTATAAAACCTATTTGTGATTGGGTTATGATTTGAATTGATTTTTTACAAAACAAACTAAGTTTATATTTTTTTTCTAATTCGCGCCGTTTTATTATTAACTCTTGGTTACTTAATTTCCTGTATTTATTATTTATCATATCTTATTACTTGGTTTTAAGCTTTTAGCTTTTAGATATTAACAAATAGTAGTAGTAGTAGTGCCTGTTGATACTGTGGATAACTCTATAACCATTTGTAACATCAATGCTTATGTCAATATCGTACTGTGGATAACTTGTGGATATCCTGTTAATTAGTGTGGATAACTTTCATTAACCATCTGATACTTTGCGTAATGCTTACCATTATCTTCAATGATTTCAGTTCGAATATCGTACCCTTGATGCTTTAAATCCCATATCCTCGCGCCTAAACGAAAACACCCCCATAATGTCAATGCTTCTAATGGGGTGATAGCTTTGCCGGATTTAAGATAGGTTAGGATTTGTTCTGTTTGTTTCATATTAGCCTCCGTCTTTAGGTGGGTTTTTAAGACACCTGCTCCTGCTAGGGCGCCGACGGAGGCGATAAATAGCGCAACAAATCTTTTTTGGTTTTTCTTTTTTATTCTCCATTAACGACCTAGCAGGTTTCATTGTTTTTATTATTACAGAATTTGTCATAAAGTCAAATGATTTTTATAAAATTCTATAGTATCTAAAATTCCTTCTTTAAAATCTACCATCGGTATCCATCCCAACTCATTCTTTATTTTAGTTGAATCAATTGAATACCTAAAATCGTGCCCTGGTCTGTCTTCGATAAACCGAATTAAAACTTCCGGTTTTTCCATCGCGTGCAAAACCATTTTAACGGTTTCAATGTTCTTTAACTCAAACCCGCTACCGACATTGTAAACCTCACCATATCTCCCGGAATTTAAAATCATGTGGATGGCTGTAGCACAATCTGAAACATGAAGCCATTCCCTTACCTGCTGACCTTGCCCATAAACCGGGATAGGCTTATTTTGTAGGGCGTTTTTAATGATTGTCGGCATAAACTTTTCTTCGTATTGCCAATAACCATAATTATTCGTTGGCCTTACAATTATTGCCTTTAATCCATAAGTATTTATATATGAATTAATAATATGTTCTGCTGCAGCCTTGGTCGCAGAATAAGGGTTTTTAGGAAGCATGGGGTCGGTTTCTTTAAAGTATCCTGATTCACTTGCTCCATAAACCTCATCGGTTGATATATGAATAAGGGGTATTTGGTACAATAGGGCTAATTTTGCAAGATTGCGCGTTCCTAGTACGTTGGTATGTATAAACGCGTAATCGTTTAAAATAGCCCTATCTACGTGCGTTTCTGAGGCAAAATTAACGATAGCCTCAAACGGATACGCCTCAAATAGCCTAGAAATCAAAATATCGTCAGCTATATCGTATTTATAAAAAGTAACCTTTTGGTTGCCTAGACGATTAACCGAGCCTGCATAGGTCAATTTATCAACCACAATAAGGTCTTTATAGCTTTGCCGTACAAACTCGGAACCTATAAATCCACAACCGCCGGTTACAAGAATCATTTTATAAGCTCCAATAATTGATTTTTTGAGTTAAGGTAATCATCAAAAACACGTTCAATTTCTGTTTGAGTAACAAGGTTTCCATTCTTTTTTGAATGGTATCTGTCTTTAAATTCTTTTCGTCAATACTTACGCTTTTCCTTTTTTTCACGCCAATACTTTTTCATTGCTGCGCTTCTTTTGCTTAATCTTCCCATCTTTTTCTCCTTTGGTTGTGTTTATGCCATAAAATTTTTTGGAACATTCCCCAATTCTTCCACCTTTGGAGTGTACCTTGCAAACTTATGCCAAAAATATCCACCAGATTTATATTGACCAAGTTTAGACTTGGCAAAGCACCTTAAACAAACAACATTAATATATGTGTTTCCTTCTTTGTCTTTGTTTGTATCTAGCTTAAATTCCTCTCCCTGCTTACACTCCTGACAATATCTCGGCGGATTTCCCAAAACAATGCCTTTATGCAATGAATCCATTTCGTCTTTTTCGTCAACCTCTAAACGGTAATCAACGCCGCCTATTTTAAAAGCCACCTGAACTTTCATTTAATCTCCTTTATTAATATTTTTTCAGCCATTATTTTTTCTTTAACTGCATCGCGCAACATTGTTAATTTTTTAACTTTAGACTTTGCCACGTTAAGCGCGTTCTCGGCAGCGTCCTGCTCATCTAAAGACAAACTTAAATCTTGAATCTTTTGGTCTAGCTCGTCAATTAACTCTCTTAATCTTTCAACGGTCATATCTTTTCCCTTCCATTTTGAAACATTTATCATGCCAAGAACAATAAGTACACTCTTTAAATCCGCCATATTTCTTGTCGGGATAAAGTCGCGGGACAGCCGGAGGAAGCTGTTTCTTTACCCAATACGTTTCAAGATTGGCAACTTCGGTTGTAATCTTATCTCGTAATTCTGGTGTAACTTTTACCCTATACTCGTCAATGCACATATCGTCTTTGGAAACATAAATCATACGAATATAACTTTTCCCCAATAATACAGCATAGGTTCCGGCTTGTAAAATATGTTCCGGATTATGCTCCGCAATTGTCCATTCTTCGTTGGTTTTCTTTTCTTTATTAACGTGCCAAAACTTCCGGCTATGCTGGGTTTTTATTTCAATGACTTCATCTTCTGTAACCCCGTCGGCATATCCGAAAATAAATTCACTTTGGACTTTAACTTGCCTTTCAATTTCTTTGGGAAGGATGCTAAATATAAAGTCTTCAAATAAATTCCCGACCTTAAATATTGACAACGCCCTCGAATCCGGAGGATTGCTTTCCGGCTCTCCAAGCCTATTCCAATATTGTCGGCGCATACATTGACCAAGGCTTGACGGCGACCACTTACCACTTCGTTCCCTTTTGGAACGTTCTGCCCTTTCATTTATTAAGGCTTGTTCTAACATCATCTTAATTGACTTACCCTCTAATGTAACGCTCATGGTATTTCCTTTCACATTCTTCTGCCCAGGCATCAATACATTTTCGGCAGGCATAAAACTTCAGTCCTGATGCCCCATCCCCGGTAATTACGCACTCTGATTCATATTCCTCGGTTCCACAATAAGAACACACAACCATTTCTTCGTTATCCTTCATCTTCTTCATCTGGCTCATATTCAGCCTCCAATCTTTCTCTTAATTTATCCATCGCCCACTTATGGGAATTACCCTCGGCGATAGAATCAATTAACGACTGTCTTTGGTAAAAGTCCATAGCGTTCCTCCTTGAGTTTGATTAACTTTTGTTCAAGTTCATTTTTTAATCTAATAATTTGGGACATACAAATTTCTGCGTCGCTAAGCCCAAACTTTTCATAATATAAAACTATTGCCCGCAAAGTTCCAAGGGTACCATACGCCTCGCTAGCTACTTCCATTAAATATTCTTCATTGTTCATTTAGGCTCCTTTAATTCAAAATGCCCAAGGTCTTGTTGTTTCCAGTTTCCGCCCCAGGTTAAGTTTAGATTTTTTGCAAGATTTCCAACGGTTCGATACTCACCCGGCTCCCAGGAAATTTTTTTTCCATGATAGACTGCAATATCGACCGCTGTTCCGTCAGAATGTTTAGAATGTTTGACCCAAGTAACCTTATTGCCTGGTTTTGTTCTTCCAATAGAATATAGCTGTAATTGTTCTTCGGAACTTCTATATGTACAGATAGGCTTAATAGATATTCCATTTTTCGCCGCCTCCTTTTCGAGCAATAAAAACTTTGACTTCATGCTAGCGGTTAATAAATCAATATCCCTTGAACACCCATAAGCTGTCCATGTTAATAAAACAAAAGAGAAAACAACTGTTAAAAAAACAAACCTGGCGCTTCTTAAAAAAATATATTCTTGATAATCTTTCATTTTTTCTATTTTTTCATATTCAGTTAAGAAGTCTATATTGCTAAGGTCGGGTTTCATTTAAATTTTTTTTTGTAAATGCGAACTCAATTATTTTTGTTAATGGTATTCCGGTTCGTTGTTTTTGTATCTGTAAAATCCGGTGTATCTCCGTCGGTATTCTTATCATCTTGTAACTTTTCTTTTTCATCGCCTTCCCTTTCATTGACTAAAGTATAACATAATGTAAAAGTTTGTCAACACTTTTTATTTACAAAAAATAGGGCAAAGATTTTAGCCTTTGCCCTAAAATTTAAACTCTACCTTGAAACCTTTATACTCAATTCCGCTGGGCGTAAGATATTTTCCAAACCGGATATGAAGCAATATCCTAAGCCAAAACGGAAGCCTGCCTGTTTCTAAAAACTTTATAGCCACCCTTATCAGTAACGGCGGGCGCTTACTGTTTGGGTTGAAAAAACTTTGTTATCCATCCATGTAAAATCGCATAGATGTTATCGTCTTTAACCGTTGGCGTTAACTTTGTGATGGCGAATAAAAGAGCATCAAAAGCCAAGACCGCCACAGTTACTTGCCCCCAGTTTTTAATTATCCAATCCATATTCCCTCCTTACCAGAAACGAATATTGACCACGTTAATCCCAACTAAAACCGATTCTTTGGCGTCAGATGTGTCTGTTAAATTAAGCCTTCCAAGGCTGTATCCAATAAACGGCTCTAGTCCGACATTCTTAATTATTGGTGTTTCTACGCCAAATTTAGAAAGCGTAAATAAATCATAAGAAACGCCCGCGATAATACTATCGCTTGGAACATACCCAACTGATAAGGCAAGCCCTTTCCACTTGAGAACGTCTAATAAGGCTCCGTATTTAATCCCTCCATCATTAATAGAGTAAAGAGCCATATTCTTAAGAGGTGGCAAATTATCAATAATCGAAGGCGGGGTTATATCCGTTATTTTAATTGCCACCGGTTCAGTTGCCGGGGTGTTGCCTATCTCAATCGGAAGCGCTGTATCATCCGCAAAGGCTGTGATGCTTAAAAAAATAATTCCTAAGGTTAATAATAATTTTTTCATTTCATCTCCTTTTTAACTTACTATTCCAATTATATTTCCACAATATGCCGGATTAGAAGCCGATGCGTTAAGCTCTCCAACAACATCATAAGTTGTTCCATTGGTTAAACCAGAAATACCAATCCCGACAGAAACCCATGCCGGCGCACCAACAACGGTTAATATTGTTCCGTTTACCGTTCCAATGGTACATCTAAAAACTGAACCATTGACACCGAGGTTCCATAGCCTTGCCCAAACGGTAATTGTTGTCATGCCGGCAACCTTTTTAAATTTAGAATAAAACACAGTGCCGAATCCTGCGCCAGTTTTATATAGATATCTATAACAAGTTGATTGGCTTGCTCCGGCATTTTGTGTTGTGGCTATTACCTCCGCACCACCGCCAGTATCAACAACACCGGTATACTCAAAAACCACATTGCTTAAATTTTGAGAAGAAGCCCATGTCCCTGTTAGCGTACTATAAACATAAAAAGCCGGCTCACTTGAGTTCCAAAAAGCCTGTCCATCAACTGGAGATGCTGGAAAGGTTGAACCTAAACGAATAGAACCGCTACTGCCAAGGCTTACAGCCAACCTCTCGGTTAAATTTGTTTTGCTCCCATGCGGGTTTGTTCCTATATAAGTCTGTAGGGCAACAACACTATTTTGTAATTTGTTAATATGGTCGTCTTGATAAACGTCAATATGATTCTGTTTAACTGTAAACGAATCTGTTGTTGTTGGGTACGATGATGGCGTATTCGTCATAGTGTTGCGCTCCTAACTTGGTCGAGTTCGTAAAGAACCGCCGAAAATGTTTCGCTTATCTTTGGTCTGGGCTTGCCAAGGTCAATACTTGTTTTTAGTCCGGAATTGTTAGATAAATTATAATTAATTCTGTTAATATCAAAATTTACAAGACCGGAATAAAGCCCTTCCCCGAATCTTTTTTCGGCATATTTATCTTGTTTAATAAATATGTTTAATAAGGGGATTGGAGTTGTAGCTTCTATTTGGGTTGAATAATTCATTAAGTCAAATCCAGCACGAATTGAAGCATCGTAAAATTCATTTAATATCGAAGTGGCATATTGAGAAGCTACCGTAGAATCGCTGATTGATGAGTTCTGCTGAACCTTAACTCTTAAATTATATTTAAGTTGGCTTCCTGCGTGGTCATACGGCCCAAAAAAAGCATACGTTCCGCCAGCTTGTGCACCCTGAACATAAACTCTATTAATGATTGATTTAAAATCTTGGTTCTCATCATAGTTTTGTATCTTGAACCCGACCGGAAAATTAAACCCAACCGATGTGCTTTGTGTTTTAAAATAAAAATTTCTATTCATGTCCACGCCATACTCTACATTCCCTGCTATATCTGCCAACTTTTGAAGCGCGGTATCCGCATATTCGTTAAACTGAATTGATGAAAGCGTTATTCCAGTATTCTGTATGTTTGAAGCGCTATAGGAAATATTCGTATTTGGAACAATATAATTATCCAAAATATTGGTAACTATTGCAGATATTTCCGTAGATGTATAAGTTATATTATTTATATAAACACGACCAAGTTGGGTGTAATACCCATGCCCGGTTATCTGTATCTTTTCTGTTAATCCCTGAACAGATGGTAGCTTGTTCTCAATTAACCCCTGGTATCTAAGAACAAAACTATCAGTAGAAGGGTCACGAAAATAAATCCTGACATTATATTCTCCACTTATTGCCCTTTCTTCAAACAGCTTCCTTGGCAAATAAAAAGAAAACTCTCCGCACCCACCCTTCGCCGAATACGACCAGCTAAGGTCATAATACTCATTGTCTAAAATGTATTGCGTTGTGAAAGATGTGTCCCGTATTTCTACCCTGAATTTCATAAGTAGCGCTCAAAATAATCAATGTCAATTTCACAGTTTTGTCCAGAAAACCTAAAATAATTAGTCCCGCGAACCAGCCTTACAAAATCACCAGAAAATAATGATATGCTATCCGCGCTGCTATTTAATACCGTTCCAGCTAAACAGTCTATGTTAAGGGCAACCCCCGACGGAACTGTGCCTGTATATGAGAAGTTTTCACCAGTTGTAAGGTTTTCTAATAGGCAGGTCGTAATCGTTGCCCCCTGATTCGCAATGATTGAAATGTATGGTTTGCTTTCAAAGTTTCCATTATACGCAAAATTAAATTCTGTTACCGTTGCGGCGATAACCGTTCTATTCCTTATTTTCCCGATATACCGAGAAGATGCGTCGGCGTCCGTTAACTGCATATTGTATTTTATATATTGAAGGCTGTTTATATACTGCCAATCAAAAGACTTTAGAAATACTTCCCTGCATCGGTCTTCATATAAATAAATATGTCTTTTTTCATTTGTCTTCCAGGAAAGCGCCGCCTTAAGAAGTGTGTCAAAATTTGTTCGGCAACTTCTAACATCCGTTCCTACAACCGTTCCGCGAAGCCTTATGCTTTGCGCCTGAACATGGGCATCCGGAATTTCTGAACCCTCGCGCTGTGCAAGTTCGTATTGGTCTTGCCTTATATTTATAGTCGGCGACCAATCATCAACCAAAATGTTGCTTTGGCTTAATTCCGTAAATAAGTCTTCGCCCTCGCAAAGAACCGCACCATCAAAATAAGCCGTTGCGTTTTGTGTTGCAAAAAGGCTTATTTTAAACTGCGTTGTGGCATAGTCCATTTTATGTATAGGTGTTGTTACAAAAGAAAAAGCATTAAGCCCATCTAAATGCGCCGTGTGCGAAGTAACTCCGTCGTGTATTTCAATATACGGGCCTGTGGATGAAGACTTTCCCCACACCCCCAAAGAAAATGTTCGCCCTGCATAGTCTACGCCGTTTGGTATTGTAAGATAAATCCCGCCTATCCCGCCCGTGCTTCCTATGACAAGCGCAGAATAAGAACCATACTTAATTGACGTGGCTTCCCTGGCAACCGTTGGCGCGGTCGCCTTAATCCATCCGTCCGGGGCAGAAGCAACGCCCTGCGCCCAAGATTCAAACTCTCCCCAATCCTTAAGGTAATTTAACGGCAATATTCTAAACGCTGCTGGTGATGGCATTAGCTCCTCGCATAAGTCAGTTGTCTTTGAATTTCAAACCCTAACATTTCTGCTAGTTTTTTTATTTCCTGGTCTTTGCTGACTTGTGGATAGTTTACGTTAATAGATAAATTTATATCGCCATAACTGTTAGATGGTGATTGTCCTCGATTAAGCTGATTTAATGCTGATGCTCCACCCAGGGCTTTCATTCCGCGCCGGGATAAAACCCCCTCGCCAGTCTGGGCAATTATTGGAACTTCATCAACTGCCAATCCATCATGCGCCCTGATTATTCCGCCACTATGAAATTTAGTTGCTCCACCCGCTCCGGCTCCAAATCCAGCAGCCTTGGATGCCGCACTTAATCCTGTTGATACAGCTATGCTAGCTGCTCCTGCTGCCGCTAAAGCCGCTGGTGCTTGTGCCGCAGCCGCTCCAAATGTTGCAACCGTGGCTAGGAACGCCGCCGGCGCCCATGCAGCAGCTATTACTGATGCCGCCGCAGAAGCTGAGGCAACAGTACCAGCTAGTAATGTTTTTTCTAAAGCAAAAGCAATTACTTTTTGAGCCAAAAATTCTACAATAACTCCGATAAGAGTTTTGCCAAATTGAGCGAAAGCATCCTTCGCCGTTGCCGCTCCGGTTGCGATACTGCTTATCGCTGAAGCCAAATTTGTTCTTATAGAAGAACTTAAATTAGTAACCAGTTGTGTCATTCCGGCGTGGGCAACCATAAAATTAGCCTTGTATTCATTCAAAAGGTTAATTTGCTCTTGCGTAGAACGCTGAGCGTTTAAAAACTGATTATTCGTAACCTCAGCCTGCAACTGTGCCATTTGTTGTAATTGTTGAGATGCTATCTGGTTTAAATTAATAGAACTATTTTGTGCCGCAATCAAGCCTCGATAATATTCATCTGCGCTAATCTTTCCCGCCTCAAACAAAATCTTTTGGTCTGCCAGTTTTTGATTGAAATTAGATAAAGATTGCTGAGCCAGCTGTAAATCGTTCCCAGATAAAATTTTTAATTCTGTTCCTTTTCCAATACCATTAATTGCCTTTACAATTTCATCAATAGATGTCTTAGCCTTATCGAAGTTTATGGCAAAACTTCCTTCTTTTCCTTGCGCCAAAGACAGCATTTCTTTTGATATTCTTTGAATCTCAAATACGCTTTTATCAGCAGAAATTTTAGCTTCAGTAGCCAATCCACTTGCCGCATTTGCGGCATTTGTAAAAAATATAGCTAATTCTTTGTTCCCAAAATTAAGTTTAGCAAGCGTTTCAAATATCTTAGATGAACCATCTAAAATCAACGCCACATATTTATTCCAGGCTAAACTTACAACCTCAAGCTGAAGTTGAATGTTTTTAAATAACAACTCAAAAACATTAAGAACAAAATCAGCTACGGGTTTAAATTTATACATTAAAAATATAACAGTCGCAATCTCGGCTCCTATCGCAAGTATTGATGGTAATAAGGCTATGTTTGCAGCAGTCCAAGAAATAATGGCTGCAATTATTCCCTTTATTGCGCTTAAAAATATCGCGAATTGTCCACCCAGGGCAATTAAAACCCCGGTTATTGTAATGAATATCCCGGAAAGAAACGCCCATCTTAAAATAGAATCTCTTAATTCCGGCGATAAACTTTCAAACGCAGTAACCAGGCGGTCAAGTATAACCGTTAATCCGTTGATTACCGGAACAACCGCATTGGCAATAATAATTCCAAATTGTGTCGTAACTTGGCTTAATCTTTGTAGCGAATCCCTTACATTTTCAGAATATTTTGAACTGTCGTTTAGTGCCTTAATAAATATTGAAGATATAGCCCCGCCAATAAACGCTATGTTTGCCCCGACCTGTCTTATCTCCCTTCCAAGATGCTTAAGCTCGGAAGAAGATTCTTGCAGGGCTTTAACCATTCCCGCGGATTTTTCTTTAAATGAATTAGAAAACCTTTCAAAGACAGTTCGATTTTCTTCTATTGACTTTGCCATTTGGGAATAGGCTTCGTCATTGGCGGATTTTAATTTATTGGTTCCCTCAATCGCCCCAGATATCGTCTTCTTAAGGTCTGCTGATGCGTTGTCTATCAGCTTTAGGACTATGCTTAGTTCTGTTTCTGCCATTTTGTTTTTCTGATTCTTCGGTTTCTAATTTTGTTATTTCGTTTTGAACAACCTGCATCGCTTGAATAAACTTATTGCTTTCAAAATTCCAAGCCGTTCCGTTTGGTAAAAACCCTTGCTCATAAAGTGAAAACGCCTTTATATACTCATAGGATAAAGGCGTTATCAAAGTTAAGGGGCATCGTTTAACCCATTTCCCATCAACGAAAAAGGGTACTATCCCTTCTTTGTAATGCCCGCGTTCTTCTTTTAATGTTTCATCACAGGTATTACAGTCTAAATGTCCCTTGTTTTCTTTTAATATTTTAATCGCAATACTTAAGTTTTTTTTTCTTCGGCGGTAAGCCCGTTAATTTCCATTATTTTCCCCGCCAATTCAGTAACAACATTTAACGGTAATCGTTCTAGCGTTGAAAGCGGAACACAATCAATTTCACGGTCAAACAATTTTTCTTTTTCTGTTGTAAATGGGACATTAAAGTTTTCCCATCCCTTAATCGCAATCTGTAAAACTCTATAAGCCGTTTGTATTTCTTTAGTTGGCGCATCCGCTGAGATGCGGGCAAATAAATAGCTGGGAATAATCCCCAACTTCCAAACTGTCGGATTATCTGTATCCGATTTGAGCGTATATTCTACGGTTGCGTTTAAGTCTAATCCTGAAATCATAATTCTCCTTTTTACCAGAATTTAATTGTTAATTCATCGTTGCCTGTTGAAGGGGCAGAAGACTTGATTGCCGCTTCACAATCATATATACGAACACCGTCAGCGTCGCCATAAGCAGGCTGAACGTATTCAAAATAGCCGCTAATATCGCAACGGTTATTTGCGTTTGTTCCAATGGTTATGCCGAAGGTATCAACGACGTTCCCTTCCCAATCTCCCCAGAACGGATTTGAGCTTTCTACAACGGCATCGGCATTAAAGTTTAGTTTTGGGTTTCTTGCTGTTTGTCTAAAACTATGAACGCCAGCTACAGTATTTAAAGATTCTCTGCGTGTTACATCAACGCCCATATCAATCTCAGCCTTGCTACACACCGGTGAAAACCCGCCGATTTGAAAAGAAGCGTTATAAATAACCGGAGGTTGTAATGAGCTAATACCAGCCAATCCAGGAAGGGTTGCGGCAATGACCGAGTTGTAAAGCCCCTTAAACGACCACTCTGCCACCCCGAATTTTCCGGCTTCCATTGTTAATTTGAAAGAACCACGGCTTCCAACAACCTTGTGTCTATTCCCGGAATTAGAATCCCCAAAATGAACATAAAAAGACAATGAGTTTAAAGATGAATCGTTGCTCAATAGCGCATAAGTTATTGATGTGCTGTTAAGCGTTCCAGTATTAAACGAGCATCCTGATAAAAGCCGGTCAAGTTCAAACGTCGCTATATTCGCCGCCGTCCCCGGAGCCGCGCCAACGCCTTTCCATTCAGTTTTGAATGTAAGCTCAACATCTTTCATACCAACGATATGAGCAATCGGGCTTAACGTATCTCTTAAAGGTTGTCTTAAAAGTGTTTCGCCGTTTAATTTAAGGTCAACATCCCATGCCAATAAAGCATTGGTTGAGGTCATGGCAGGGTCTGTCCCGTAAGTTGTTTCTCTGGCACACCAAACTACTGTCTGTCTTGTTAACATATATATCTCCTTTTATTGATAAGCATCAAATACTTTTAAGGTTACTGTTTCCCCGAACCATGTACCATCAACAACCGCAACGTGTGGCTGGAATTTCCATTCTCCGGGCTTAGTGAAATTTGACTGAAGCAACGTATAACTTATAAAATATGTTCCTATCGCCTGCGCGATATTAGAATAACTTGAATATAAAGAAGCTACCCATGTTCCTTCAACGCCGGATGGGTCTTTATATTTTATCCATCGGCTATTTACAGAACCGACCAAAATTCCAGTATCAAACAAAAGAAGCGTTCCCGCCTCGCCAAGGTAATGCTTAACCATTAATTAAGCTCGCTTTCACTTAAAACAACCTTTTCAATTTGTGATTTCTTGGTAACCTTGTTTTCAATCAACGAACCATTGTATAAATACTTTTCAATTTGTGATTTATAAACTGCGTAATTTGTTATTCCGCTAACGCTTCCTGGCAAAATAGCCGTCGCCCCAAGGGTTGTAATTCTTGACGTTGTTAATCCAGGTTGAGCTATCCTGGAAGCCGTAATCTTTACGGTTGGGTTAAATGTTACAATGCTTGTTTTTAATAAGCCAGGGGACGCTATTACTCCGGTAGTTACATTCGCCCTTGCGCCAAATATAATAAAACTAGATTTTGTTAACCCTGGGGTTGTAACTTGACTTTGTGTAAACTTCTGCGTTGGGCTAAATGTAATAATTGATGCTGAAATCATTGACGGAGTAACAGTTCGGCTATTAGATATAGCAACCGTTGGAGTAAATAATTTTGCCGTTGCTGTTAATAGTGCCGGCGTAGTTGTCCTGCTAAACGAGTTTCCAAATACAACCGTAGGATTAAATATTTTGGCGGTAACCGTCAATAAAGATGGTGTTGTTGTTCGGCTTTCTGATTTGGTTATTACCGCATTGGGCGTAAATAATTTAGCAGTTGCTGTTAATAAAGCTGGAGTTGTTATTCTACTTTCAGATTTAGAAAATGATACCGTTGGCGTAAACAGCTTTGCGGTCGCCGTCAATAGAGCAGGAGTGGTAGTTTGACTTCTTGATACCAATATCGAAACATTGGCAGAAAACAACTTTGCTGTTATTGTTTGAAGGCTTGGGGTAGCCGTTGCAGAAGTTCCACCGCCTCCGGCTTGAGCGACAGGAAATATAAATCTTCTTTTAATTGGTTTGAATAATTGGTAAGGGTCTTTATATAATTCCCTTAATTCATTTTGACTAAGAGTTCTCTGCCATATTAAAACCCAATAAATATCACCATTCCAAGGATTAACTACAGAGGCATTTGACAATCCTGAGATTATAAAATTTCCTGTAGTATTGCTTGTGTCAAAAGTTATTGGGCCAGTATATGCTAAATCTGTTTTCTTAAGACCATTATTATATAAAGTTAATGTGTCTCCGTCGGCGGTTGCGGCTATAATATGAGGTATTGTGGTTTCACCAATATTAACGCTCGATGTACTAGTAAGCGAGGTTAAATGCTCCGCTAAATCTGCCCTGGCGAAATTTTGACCTGCTCCGCCTGCATTATAAGTAAAAGCATAACTTAAAAATGGCGAACCTCCGGCATTGTTCCAACTTTTTCCAAACGGAGTTGCATTGGAATTTAATGTCCCACCCCTTCTTAGAAAAGCCGCCCAAGACATATTCCAAGGTAATTTTTCAAAAGATGGTCCTCTTGGATACCAAATGCTTCCATTGTTCTGCCAATCAATAGTTCTTCCTCCGATAGCTCTTTTAGTTGCATAATTACTGGTTACAAATCCACCGGCTTTTATTCTTCTTACTAAATCAACAGGAAGGGTATTTGGCTGATTAAATAATACTGCGAATGAAAGACCTTTGGAAATCTCATTACCATAATCGATTTCCGCATCGATGGTTGGATATCTAAATCCATTAACTTTTTTATTTATAATAGGCATATTAAGTCGTGTAAAATACGGGAGTTAACCATTGATTAAATTCTGTTCCGCTTAATGAACCATTTGCTTGATTCTCAATAACAATTCCCCATTTCTTAGGCAAAATACCTCCAAAGAATTGAGCTACTGAACCTATGCAAATATCATATTGAAGTGTTCCAACATTAATAGCAACAGTAAACGGGCCTTTAAGATTGTGATTAGTTCCGATCGTTATTGCCGCATTTGAACCTGTTGCCGGTTCGGTATAATTCGTACCATCGGCAGAACCGTAGAACCAAACATAAACCGCTTTATCTGCGGCACTTGTTGGTGTAGAAATTCCCAAATTTAATTGAAGCATATAATCATCATAACCTGTTCCACCTACCAAGGCAGAGATCGCCGTGCTTTCTCTTGCGCTTCCTGTGGCTAAAGAAGCAAGTGTAAGTGCAAAGTTTGTTGTTGCCGCATATCCTAACATTTTTAACCCCCGTCTATAATTGGGTCTGATGAAACAGACAATTTAGCCGCAGTAACATCTGTCGAACTGACAATATTCGGAGCGTCTTTAATCCCACTTAATATCCTATTCATCGGCGCCTGGTCAAAATAATCAATAACCTTTTGCCTAGGCACGGGATTATTAAGCAACTGCTGAATCTCGGCATCCGTTTTTCCGGCATAACCGACATTAAACGGGTCGTTGGCTATTTCTTCTTTTATTTTTTTATATATTTCATCTTGAATAGACATATTAACCTCACTATGTAATAGCTAAAATCCCACCACCAGAACCTTGCCATTGTATCTGGAATGTACCAGCCGTTACCGACCCTGAACCAGTAAGCTCGATATACGCCAATAGGGGGTCGGATGCCGAACCTAAACCAGATGAACCATACAGAACCGTAGCAACCGCCACCGTGCTGTGTGTTTCATTGGCAAAGAAAATATTGCTACCAGTTAAAACACCATAATTGTTCGTGTTGTCCTGGCTTACCAAAGGAGAACTTAAGGCAAATCCGCCTTGTAAATAAAGGGTTCCGGTAATTTCATTCGTTACCGAACTTCGATAACTATGTGCGTCATAATCTGGCGTATATCCTGACCCCACTAAAACGCAATATACTCTAAAAGGAAACGTGCCTGACGTTGCCCCAATGCCCGAACCTGCTAACAAGGCTTTTTTAATATAATTATATACTCCACCCATTTTATTCTCCTCTTTTTATGTAATATTTAATCAATGTTTTTATATCTGAAACATCATCTTTTATATTTTGGATATTAACTTCCATCCCTGCAATCTTTTCAACCTTTGAATTTATATTTGTCGCCCACGCCCCGCCACCTAAAACAATTATTGAAAAGAAAGATATCATTAACCACCAAATTAGTTTATCCGATTTTTCATGTACCATATCAAACCCCATTTTGTTGTCTATAAAGCACCCTGATTGGCATAACTAATCCACGAACTGGGTACTTATCTTCTATGCTGTCAAATTCTGATGGCTGTATTGATATGTCTATTACTTTTCCTCCGAGCGTATTGCTGGATATTAATACAGCCCGCACATCATTATTTATGTCAAAAATACCTTTATAAATTTGGTTCCCTACAATGCTGTTTTCAAAGTTCACATAATTGCTAGGACAGAAAGCAAATATATTAGCAGTAAGCCAAATATCTTGAACATTAGAGAAATCTTTGCTGATTTCGCCATCGCGTACAGGCTCAAGCATAAGACAAGGAAGACTGTTGGGGTCAATATCATAGCGCCTTCCCGAATAAACCCTTTTTATATATGAAAGGTCGTCGCATTGTAATGTCGCAATTAACTGATTCCATATTGTAGACGCAATCATTTTAGGTTTTCTTGAATAGTCTTATTAATCATTTGAGTTATCTTGTTAATATTTTCTTGGTTTTCGATAGACGGCCTTAAAAATGGGCGCGGTCTTATGTTCTTTTTTGCAGAACCAAACTCATGTACCGGGGCATAAACCACCGGAGTTCCTATTTTATATGCCAACGCATCTCTATTCGATGCCCTGGAAGTCGTTATTGAACCCCTTAAGTTTCCGGTTCGTGATGTTAATATATCTTTTTGTACCGCCCCACGCTGAAATAATGTTTTATATTTCTTCCCGCCACCGCTAACAAACCTATGTTCCTGCGACCAGAACTGTAAAAGCAATGCGCCCTTAAAAAGAGTTTCATCTAATGTATCTGCCGCAGTTGCCCGACCAAGTTTTTCCACCAATTCTTTAAGCCCTATTACCTGAATATCTATATTCATTCGTCCCTACTTGTAAACTGAGATGAAAAGTTTTTGTATTTATTAAGAACGTTCAACCAAAAGCTGTTGCGTGTTAACATAGACGTAAACTTCGGGTCGCCAACCTGAGATTGAATCGTATGCACCGCCGTTAACCCCTCTTTAAAGCTCTCAACGCACATTTCAGTCATAACTTGTTTTAAGTCTTGTGGCAAAGGATAAGTAGACACGCTAGCATTATGAGTTCCGCCCACAACAGGCGCATATCCGGCGACGTAATCCACCAATATGTTCCTATATCCATGATAAAATCCTCCCGACCAATTATCAAAAGGCCATTGCGAGCCGCTTAATTTAACCTTACCGCTTTTGGGATACCAAAAATAATCAGCAGAAGCAAATAACGTCCCGGAATTAAAAACCCTATCCCCGTCCATATTAATTGAAGAAACATAGCTGACGGGATACTGTGGAAGATAAATATAGTTTTTGCCCCGACCGTCAATATAAGAAAACGCGGGGTCTGTTAAATATCTTTGGGCTTCTAGTTTTCTGTTTGTATAAGAATCGCAGAAATCTTCAACGACATTTGCAATTGCACTTATCTTTGCATTTGGGGTTTCGTCGCTGTCTGGTATTCCCATCCAAACTCGAACGTCGTACGTGCTTATTAACGACATCTTCTTCCTTTATTGCCTTGTTTTTATATTTCAACATACCAAATAAAATCTTT